TGCTTGTTCCTTCAGATATTACTGTCGCTCCCTCTGGTATGACTGGCCTTGGCACTGGCTCTACCGTTGGTTCTGGAGTTGGAGTAGGTGTTGGGGTAGGTTCTACTATTGGCTCTGGTGTAGGTTCTGGACTAGTGGTAGGCTCAGGGGTTGGCTCTACTGTTGGGGTTGGCTCTGGTGTAGGTGTAGGCACTACAGGTTCTGGAGTTAGAACAGGAGCTTCCTCTACCTGGACTACGCCATACTCTTCAAGGGTAACGACTTGACCATTGGTAAGAGTTACACCAGTACGTGTCTGACCCTCATATGTAGGTCCAACAATTGAATAAGAAATTGCAACTGTTCCATCTACATTGATTGCAGCAACAATGTTTATATTAGTAGGCTCTGTAGCATTCTGTAGCCAAATAGGACGTGCCGATATGTCTACCTGGAAACCACCATCTGATGCAGCAATGGTTAGGTGCTCATCTGGACGTGCCCATGGGAATACCACCCAGTCCATAGAGTAAAGAGATATGGACGGGGTCTGTGGAAAAGCCCAGTATGTTCCATCTGGTCTACCAAAAGTAATAACAGAGTTTGTTGTTGCGTAAACTGCATCATATTGAACTCCATCAAACGTAACTGTAGTTGTTAATGGCACTTGATATGATGAGTCGTCTCCTCCAGGAGTTGTAACAACAACTACCACTGGCTCTACTGGATCTTCTGCGTAGGCTGGGGTAGCAAAAAGTACTGGCAAGAATGCCAGGGAAATTGCTGAGAAGAATTGGGTTATTCTTTTAATTTGGGTCTCCTGTTAGTTTGGGTCTAACAAGACTATTATATCATTCTTTAAATAAACAAAAAGGGGACCAGACGTTTGTCCAATCCCCTTCATGAGTATTAAATTAGAAGTCCCAGTCTTCATCCTCTGTGGACTCTTGCTTACCAATTACATATGAAGAACCTGATCCACTAAAGAAATCGTGATTCTCATCTGCATTTGGAGAAAGAGATGAAAGAATTGCAGGATTAACATCACATTGATCCTTTGGGAATAGTGCATCAAAGCCAAGATTCATCAAAGCCTTGTTTGCATTATAGTGTAAAAACTTCTTTACATCTTCTGTTAGCCCCATACCATCATAAAGATCAGCAGTATACTTAATCTCATTATCATATAGCTCCATCAGAAGGTCATAGGTATAGGTCTTCAGCTCTTCCTGGCGTTCTGGAGTTTCCTCGTTGAATGCCTGCTGGAACTTGTAACCAATGTAGTAGCCATGAACAGCCTCATCACGAATAATAAGTCTAATCAGATCAGCAGTGTTGGTAAGCTTTGCACGGCTTGACCAATACATTGGTAGATAGAATCCAGAATAGAATAGGAATGACTCTAGCAGTGTAGAGGCAGCCTTACGCTTTAGTGGATCGTCTCCCCTGTAATAGCCAAGGACAATCTCTGCCTTCTTTTGAAGGTAAGGGTTGTCTTCTGACCAGCGGAAAGCCTCATCAATATCATTGGTAGAACAGAGAGTTGAGAATACGCTAGAATAGCTCTTTGCATGTACTGATTCCATGAAGGCTATATTGGTTATGACAGCCTCCTCGTGCTGCGTACGAGCGTCAGGAATGAGTGACATGGCTCCCACTGTACCCTGAATTGTATCAAGCATTGTGAGGCCAGTGAAGACACGCATTGTTAGCGTCTTTTCATCATCCCTAAGCGTAGCCCATGACGGTATATCGTTAGATACTGGAACCTTTTCTGGTAGCCAGAAGTTAGAAGTAAGACGGTTCCAAACCTCTAGGTCAATCGGATCCTCAATCTTATTCCAGTTAATTGGTCTTGTAATCATTTCTCTCCTTATAGCATGCATGATACGCACTCCTCAACATCTGTACCCTCTAGGGCCATCTGACGAATGCGGATATAGTAAATAGTCTTGATACCCTGCTTCCAAGCATAGATCTGTGCCTTATTGACATCTCTAGTTGTGGCTGTATCTTTGAAGAACAAAGTCAGCGAAAGACCCTGGTCAACGTGCTGGGTTGCAGCTGCGTACACATCAATGATCTTTTCAGGACCAATCTCATATGCATCCTGGAAGTACTCAAGATTATCATTAGTTAGATAAGGTGCTGGATAGTAAACACGACCAAGCTTTCCTTCTTTACGAATCTCAATCTTAGATGCGATAGGGTGAATAGATGATGTTGAATTATTGATATAGCTGATAGATCCAGTTGGTGGAACAGCCTGTAGGTTCTGGTTGTAGATACCGTGAGCCATTACGCTCTTTGCAAGTTCCTGCCAGTCCCACTGATTAGGAATTTCTATTCCTGCATCTGCAAATATCTTAGCAACCTTAGCAGTCTTTGGCACCCACTCATTTGCAATATACTTAGCAAAGAATGTTCCATCGGCATACTTAGACTTATCAAAGTTATCAAAAGGTGATTCTGTTTCAATGGCCAACTTATTAGATGCCTTTAGAGCATGGAACAGCACGGTATAGAAATAGATGTTAGTAAAGTCAATAGACTCTTCATCTCCATAGTGCATACGCTCTTTACCAAAGTAACCATGTAGGTTCATCTGACCTAGACCAATAGCACGTGACTTCTTATTACCCTCTGCGATTGACATTACAGACTTGATGTATGACATGTCTGCTACAGATGTTAGTGCACGGATGGCTGTCTCAATTGTCTTTCCAAAGTCTGGAGACTCCATAGCCTTAGCAATGTTTAATGATCCTAAGTTACATGAGATGTCCTTACCAATGTTGTCATATGATAGGTCATCGTTGTATGTTGTAGGAGTGTTTACCTGAAGAATCTCAGAGCAAAGGTTTGACATGTTGATGCGACCATCAATAGGATTAACGTTGTTAACAGTGTCTTCATACACAATGTATGGATACCCTGACTCAAACTGAAGTTCAGCAATTGCCTGGAAGAATTCACGTGCCTTAATCTTAGACTTCTTGATACGTGAATCATCTACCATTTCCTGGTACCTCTCTGTGATAGAGATGTCAGACATTGGAACCCCATACACACGCTCAATGTCGTAAGGGGAGAATAGGTACATGTCTTCATTGTTCTTAGCTAGCTCAAGAGTCACGTCTGGAATTACTATTCCCAGGCTCAAGGTCTTGATACGGATCTTCTCATCGGCATTCTCACGCTTGGTGTCTAGGAACTTCATGATGTCTGGGTGGTGAGCATTTAGATATACTGCACCTGCACCCTGGCGTGAACCTAGCTGATTAGCGTATGAGAATGCGTCTTCAAGCATCTTCATAACTGGAATAATTCCAGATGACTGGCCTTCGATCTTCTTGATTGGTGCACCTGACTCACGAATGTTTGTCATGTTTAGTGCAACACCGCCACCACGCTTTGAAAGCTGAAGTGAAGAGTTAACTGCACGAGAGATTGATTCCATGTTGTCTTCGATACGGAGTAGGAAGCATGATACAAACTCTCCACGCTGTGCCTTACCTGCATTCAGGAAGGTTGGGGTGGCTGGCTGGAAACGACCTGAGATAATTTCATCCACAAGATTCTTAGCAAGCTCTTCATCGCCACGTGCAAGCATCAGTGCATTCATGGTAACACGGTCTTCAAATCGTTCTAGGTAGCGTTCACCATCAAAGGTCTTTAGTGCGTATGATGTGTAGAACTTGTATGCTCCTACGAATGTAGGGAATCGGAACTTGTATCCATATGTCTGTTTAAATAGGTTCTTAATAAATTCAAATGAGTACTGATCCAAAACTGCTGAATCGTAATATTCCTTTTCAACTAAGTAGTGTAGCTTTTCCTCAAGACTGTGGAAGAACACGGTATTTAGATTTACGTGATCTAGGAAATAGGCTCTTGCTGCTTCTCTATCTTTCTCAAATTGAATCTTACCATCTGCCCCGTAGAGATTGAGCATTGCGTTTAGTTCGTGATAACTGTAGTTATCCATATAGCAGACCTAGCCTTTCGTTTACTTTAATTACATCGTCTTCTGTGCCAAAGATTTCCACCTTGGCGATTACTGGTACCCCAGTCTTTTGTGAGATCATGTCTGCTGCTTTACAGAAATGCTCTCCAAAGTTTGTGTTGCCAAATCCGACTACTCCACGTAGCCAAGATCTGTTGCTAGGAATGTTTAAAAACTTCCTTACCTGCCTGGGGATAGCAGACTTTTCGCTACCGCCACCATATGTTGGGACCATCAGAACGTATTCACCATTGGCATAGACTGGGTGGGCAGGATCCCAATCTATTGGAATACGGACAGCCGTTGAATCCAACTTTTCTACAAATCTCTTAGTATTTCCTGAGTAATTTGAGAAATATACAATTTGTATAGACATCTATTCTAACTCCATTTTCAAATTATTTGGAGACAGCAAAGGGGAAGGATTGTAGCCCTTCCCCTTCACAGTTATATCCAGGTTACTTAACTAGCTTTACCTTAGCCTTTGGGAACTTTACGTTCCACTTCTTTGCCAAAGCGTTATACTTAGCCTTGTTACCAGAAGCAGCAGCCTCTGCAAGTGCAAGCTTTGTCTTTAGAGTAGCAATCTCTGCATCCTTTTCAGCAACTAGTGCAGCAAGATCTACAACCTTTAGCTGTGCCTTTACAAAGCCAGCTGGGGCCTTTAGACCAGTTACTGCAGTTGCTACAGTAGCAGTTGCAACAAGGTCATAGGTATCTACTGATAGAGAACTTAGTTCCTTGACTACGGAACCATCAGCACCAGTAGTTAGAGAATAGGTGTTGGTTGCAGTTGCACCCAGTACCTGGAGAGATACGGTTGCACCAGAAACAGCATTTCCAAATACGTCAGTACCAGAAAGAGTTACCTTAGCTACAGTTCCAAGAGCTGCAGTTGGTGCAGTCACTGCAATGTTGTTTAGTGCTCCAGCGGTACCCTTAACAAAATAGTTAACAGTAGTAGCTGAGCCAACGGTAACAGCGATCTTTCCAACCTTGGTTGTCTTGGTATATACCTTGAAACCTGCAGTAGTACCAGTGCCAGTAGAAATGTCTAGGCGTGATACCCCAGTGGTTGCAGTTACGGTACCAGTGGTACCAGCAGCGACTAGAGTTGCGTCAGTAGCAATAACAGTTACGGCCTCTCCAGCAGTGATACCAGTTAGAGCAAAATCCAAAACATCAGCAGAGTCTACAGAGTTATCTGCAGGTACTGGCAATGTGATGGCAGTTGCCTCGGTGGTTCCAGCAACTGTTCCTGAGTTTCCACCAGTTAGAGCATAGGTAGCTCCAACAGCATTAGCAGGTGTAGCAACGAATGCCGTTGCAACAAGTACTACTGCCGAAGCAATAGCAATTAGTGGCTTCTTAAATGAAGTCATAGTTGTATTTTCCTTTTCTTGTTTGTTTTTTGATTTTATAGTAAATCAAATCGTGATAAGTAGTCCCGAACTTCTTCGGTCATTGGCTTAGGTTTATAGTCTATCACATTGGCTGGCCTGTTGTCAAGTCCAGCTTTTGGCCTATCCCTAAAAGTATGAATCTCTACTTCAAGGTTATTGTCCTTTTGAGTGTGAGAGATCGCACCAAAGATGGCCCCACAGACAGCGTCTGCAAGGTCCTTGGAAGACTTTCGTGGGTGGTCTACCCTATTTTGTTTAACAATCTTTATTTCTGTAAGCTCTTCGAACAACAGTTCGATTGTAGGAAGCACCAGACGCTCTTCATACATAAGCATGGCCATGTCTTCATAGTGCTTCTTGGCTACAGAGACAGTCTCAGTACGAATACCAACCTGCTTTAGCTCATTCTGAATATCAAATGATTGCCAACGGTCAAATGACACCATGCCAATATTAAATCCACTTCTACGCAATCCCTGGATCCACTGCTTAACCTCTGATAGGTTTACAGGACCTTCGATCCTTGGTTCCCACCACACTACAGCATCTACAACTACCACGGGCATTACCTGAGCATAATCCTTAACTACCTGAACATTTACCCACTTTTCTACGTGGGCAATTGCAACAGCACACTTGTCATGCTTTTGTGCAAGGTCAGCATGGACGAAATAAGTCTTGTCTGGATCTGGAGTAAAGGTCTCATCAATTCTCTTGTAGCCATCAATAGGATTACGGATGGTCATACATGCACGAACCTTCTCCACCTGCTTAAAGAATGCATCAGATGAGAATGTAGGTACGCATGCAAAACGCTGCATGGCATCACCGATATCTGTATAGAAGGCAAGCTTAAAGTCGTCAATCTTACGTGTAGGATTAACTACCCAGGTAGGACGCTTGATAGCAAACATGCCTGGGAACTTATATGAAATGATTGTATCCTCATCCCACTCAATATCAAGAGAGTTTCCCTCTGCATCTTCTGGCAGATCATCATTCATAATAAACTTGTGATGCTTTGTAACAACTTCTTTTTCAGCAATTACCGCATCGTATCTCTGTGAGATAAAGTCTCCTGGGTAACGAGGGAAGGATAGTAGTGCTACCTTGCCAAGATCTGGAAAACGTGAGTCTACTGACGCACGGAAAGCCTTGTAGATATTATCAGCAGTCTTACCCTGATCATTTCCTGTTCCAACCTCTTGAGCAAATCCAGAGATCTCATCACGAAC